ATAATAATTGACTTATTCATTGCATTATTGTATCATTTAATTATATCAATAATAATGCGTATTAAATGGAGGTATGCAATCATGGCAAAGAGTGAAAAGGAAATGATAGAAAAATACAAGGCAAGGATGAAAAGACAGAATGAAAAGATAAAGGAAAACTATGACAGAGTATCCGCAACGCTTCCGAATGGTACCATAGACAGAATAAAGGCTTTAGGGCTGACGATTAACGGAGTAATCAATGAAAGCGTGCTTGCATATCTGGACTGCATGGAAGAAGCGCAGGCAGAGGAAGAACAGAACAGCGCAGAATCAGCAGAAATGCAAGATTCTACACCAGATACAGAAGCGGCGGAGATTGCCCCTGTAGAACCAGAAACACCAGAACCGACCAATCCCATACCCGATGCGGAAACGCCCGTCAGAACGCCCGAAAACGGCTTAAAACCGCTAACAATCGAGGATATCCAAGCCATGTTTGATAACAGGAAAACAGACGAAATCAGACAGGAGGAAGAAAGACAGGAGCGGAAAGAACAGGAGGAACAGGAACGGCGCAAGCTGCTAGCTAATCCCGAATACGCCGCCACCTATGCGCAGCTTATGGCGATGGAGACCGCAGAGAAGGAAAAGAAACGCGCCGAAATGCTCACCAGAGCGAGATTAGAAACATTGTAAACCTGACCGCCAGAAATGGCGGTTATTTTAATTGACAATTTTCTATCTTTTTCGAGATATATTTTTGTGTCTTTAAAAAGCTATATTCCATTGACTTTGTGGTTCAAAAATAGTATGATAATATGGAAAAAGAAAGGAGATTGATAAACATGATTAGATTCAAATTTTCGGTTTACGAGGCGTTGGAAACAGCTGGCATTACTTCTTACACTGCTATTAAATATGGGGTATTTTCGCAAGAAACATGGCGGAAAATTAAGAAAAATGATACAAATATCAGTATGAAAACGTTAAACAATATTTGCAAAATCCTAAATATGCAGCCAGAACACTTAATCGAATATGTTCCGGATGATAATTGACAACTGTATATCTGGGAAAATCTAGCTTACTTTAGACATCGATACCCCATACAAGCATCTGTATCTGTAAGGGGTTAAAAAGAATGTAATCTAGTATCTTACTTCATACAGTAAAACCAATGAAATCTAATATATTCAAGAATGAAATCTAAAAAAGAATTTAAGTACGTAGTAATATATTAGATCTTAAAACAAATACAGAAACCGATTAAATCATAAAAAACAAAATTCCCTATTGACAACATGATTAAATTTTTGTATTATATCCCACAAGAAAGAAAATTGAATTTAAAAGGCATCCAGCTAACGCCGTTGCTCTGGATGACCTGAACGGCAAGGACGGCACCCCAATTATTGATTAAGATACCAACACGCCACAGAATGAGAGTAAAATCTTTTTCTGCGGCTTTTTTAATTTACCGCAGCAGGAACGAGGAAGGAGGCGCGGAGCATGGAAAATAAAATTTATGATTCAGAAATCGAGGCGTGTCTAGATTCATTCTGTGCCGAAAAGGGAATTACAGACATGTCCAAGGAATCCCAGAGCGTCTGGAATGCGGCGCTAATGTATATTAAAAAAAATGTATTCCCAGACACAAAACAGTTAAAATCTAGTATTTTATTCAAAAATGGTATAGGAGCAATGAGCAATTGTAATGCCTATGACTATGAGCTTGTAGACCATATCTGCGATATATATATTTATTTATCCCTGATGAATGACAAAGAAGTATCTATCAATGGTTTTAGTTTTTTAACAGGGATAAGTAGAGATGCAATAAAAGAATGGGGAAATGGTAATAAAAAACTAAGTGATAAAGCTTTCAAAATTTACAAAAAGCTAGTAGATGTAAGGCTTGAGAGTTTATCGGGCAAACTAGCCACAGGAAAGCAGAACCCTGTAGGCGTTATCGCAATCCTAAATCACTTTTACGGTTGGAACAGCCCATATGCGCCAGATGCTAACAGACATCGCACCGCCCTATCAGCTGCCGAACTTCCAAGACTGAACGAGGTTAAAACTGTTGAAATTGCACAAGATGCAGACAGATTGACGGACAGCGGAAACGAATAAATCAATATCTAGTTTAAAATAAATGCTTGACACAATATATTGATTTAAAACTATTCGCATAACTATCATTTTGCGAATAAATACAGAAAATTATAGCCAATGCGGATGAACAGCGGTTGTTGCGGCTTGGATGATTCCGCCGTTGAGAATGGACGGGGGTGGGGGTCTGGATAGGAGTAGAAAAAGCCTCTACTTAGTCCCATAAATATCCTCAAAAACAAAAAGCCCCCTATCTGCATAAAGGAGTGACAAAAATGTACGATGAAAAAGAATGTTGCGGTAAGTGCAGATATGCCAGTGTAGATCGAGAGTTGCTTTTTACCTGCGATAACGAGAATAGTGACTGCTACACCGACTACACGGAATATGATTATGGCTGCGATTATTTTGAACCGAAGGAGTGAACAGAATGAGAATTTTAAGCCAAGATAGAACAGCTTCCATTGATGAAAGTGGAGTATCACTGTTAGTAGTTAAAAATTATGTCAAGGCCATCCTTAACGATATAACACTCAAGTCTATTGTTCTCGGAGAATATAGGAACGAAGATCGAGCAATGGAAGTGCTTGCAGAGATTCACGCTCTGTATGAAGAACTCCCCTTCTCTGGCAGTACAGTTTTTTATATGCCAAAGGAGTGAGCATGATGATAACGATTATTAGTCAAGATAGAAAGCATTCTGTTGGCAAGGATAAATTTCATAGAATAGATATTTTTAGACACGGGAAAGAAATCATTGCAGAAAAAGATAGGGAGCGAATACTACTTGGTCACTATACGAAAACAGAGCGGTCTTATGAAATATTCCAAAAATTATGCCTTGTCATAAGGAAAGACATTCCGAATTGTGGTGACTTTTTCTATATGCCGAGATATTAAACTCTGATATGTACCCTGTTTGTTGCGCTTGCCTTTGAGCGGTTTAGTTCATGACTGTACGGCGATTATGGCAAGAAACAAGGCGGCTATAGACGCTGATTTTCGGACGCAGGGTCTTATATATGCACCAGTAGTTTAATGGCAGAACAGAAGTTTTCCAAACTGCGGAAACGGGTTCGATTCCCGTCTGGTGCTTTTCATCGGGTTTTTGGACATTTTTCCCGATGGATAACACAACCTTTCACCCACTAGGGGAATCCTGTTAAGAGCCATCGCACGGCTCGGTGGGCTTTTGGCTTGTATGCCGATGGGGACTGGCAACAAGACCAAACACCAACTTCATATTTGGGGCGTTTTAACGGCATCACGCCCCACTCTGGATTCTTAGCTCAGTTGGTTAGAGCATCCGGCTCATAACCGGACGGTCCTCGGTTCAATTCCGAGAGAATCCATTTGCGGTCTTTCGGTATCATGGTTTATCGCAATCATAGATTCTGCTGACTGACCGCATATAAAACCTACCCTTCAAAAATCGACAAACCCCCTGTCAGTCCGTTTTTCTGATTTCGTGACTGACATTAAACTCAAAACTGAAAAATCATGATGGGGATTGGATAGAAACTTGATTTAGGTGAGGTCGATTCGGATTTCACTATTAGAGATGGTGTCTTTTAAATCCCCATCCTCTGCCAACATACCGAAACGGTTATAACGGCGTGGTCTTGAAAACCATTGTGTCGGTTAGAATCCGACATGGGGGTTCAAATCCCTCTGTTGGCGTTAGGGTTCACGATGAAAACCTTACTCGCAACCTTATGGGTTAAAATCGTTGTAAAAATGCGTGCGCCGAAAGCATTCTTTTAGGTCTGCGATAAAGCGGGCCTACCCCGGGTTATTAGCCTGCGAGTAGGCATAGGATAATTCAATTTTGAATTATGGTAGATGGTGGCGGAATAGGTAAACGCTTATATCTAAGAACTGATAGTGGTCGGGTACAATATCGTACGGAGGACGCTGATAGGAATGCGGTTCATGTGTGGTGCAAATCCACACCCATCTAAGAGGTCTGGTCGCACCAGAATAGAGTGTTGGTTGCGTAAATCCCACTTGAATTAAAAAAATGCCGATGGCAGATTGGATGTCACCCTTTCTGCCTATCGGAGACGCACACGTTATCCCGATTATTTGATTGAAAACGAAAGGCGGTGTTTGCAATGGCGCAAGGCGTAAAAACCATAAGCAAGAAAAAATTCTTTGAAGCATTTGAATCGTTCTGTAGCGGTCGGATGACGCTTTCCAAGGCTGCAAGACATATCGGCATCAGCGTGCCTACTGCATCAAAATACTTCAACATGTACATAAAAGGCGAGCCATTCCCTGATACACTGTTCGGGACTGAAAAAGACCAAGAACAACTGGAGAAATTTCTCAAATTTAAAGAGGAGTTGCGAAAATGAGTGATTGCGATTTAAGAACTTGCAGATACAACAAAGACGGTAAATGCACCGATACTGACAACCGAAAAGAATGTGTTAAAATTGCAAAACTGGTATTATGCAAGGATTTTGCCTATGAGAGAGAAATCAATAACAGGTAAATACATAGGAAACGCAATCGGATATTGCCACTGTAAGGCTCATACTGGGGCGTTGAACAAGGAACTTGCTTACAAGCATAAATGTATTGCTAAACGGTGCAAATGGCTTGAGAAGTACAATGATGATGCGTGGAGAAGAAAAGAAAGGTATGTGCGGTAATGAAAAGCAAAACACTTGAAGAATTGGCAGAAGAAGCTGTTGATAATGCACTGAAGAACATTGAAATTAGCGGCGTTCACTTCAGACAGTTTGTTGAAAAATTCGGAAACGCCCACGAAAATACGAAATGCAATTTATCCATTTGTATATATAACAAGTGCGGAAACTGCATAGACGATGAAACCCGCAAGGGGTGTGTAACTTTTTCAAAAGAAGTTTTGGGAATTTGAAATAGACGGAGGAAATGATATGAAAAAATTATTCGTAAGCGTACCGATGAAAGGCAGAACAGAGGAAGAAATCAAAGCAAGCATTCAGAAAATGAAGAAAATTGCAGAAATATACGAAGGCGAAGAATTGGAATTGATTGATAGTTATATTGAGGACAATCCGCCTAAAGGAAATAACGAAGCAATATTCTATCTTGGAGAAAGCATTAAGAAATTGGCACAAGCTGATGTATTTGTTGGAATATGCGAGAGTTACGAATGGAGTGGTTGCCGCATTGAAAATATAACTGCGGAAAGTTACGGAATTAAGAGCTATGCAATTCCGGCAAGATGTGTAATTGAAAATTATAATGCCATTCTTAATAAATTGCATTCAATTCCAGACAATTTAGTACTGAAAGATTAAAGAAATTGTAGGTTCGATTCCTACTGACTGCGTTTAAAAAATAATTACCGACTAACGATTTGGAAGTTAGCCGCTAACCCTAAACATCTGAGGGCAAAGGATTTTTGCACCTTTGCTTATTTGAGCGGAGGTGCTTTTTTAATGGCAAGTTTTGAATTGATAAGTGCCGTACAGGACTACGAGAAATACATAGAAACAAATGGGATCAATGAGCAGGTTATTGATGCGTATTGCGAAGCTGTCAAAACCGCTGCTACGAATGAGAAGGATATTGAGTACGGTCTTAAAATCTCAAAAAGGTGTAAGGAAATCATTGAAACCTTTTGCGTTGATACTTCTGGCGGTACAATTTGGGACTTAGAAAAATACGCTTTCAAAGAAAAAGTAAGCTATGAAATTATAGAGAAATTTTATTCCGTCTTACTGATAGAAGCGCAGAATAAGGTTGTCGATAGTTTCTTTCGTTATATCGAACACAAAAGAGAGCCGAAAGAACGGTTTTATATGCCGAGAAGAAAACAGTTTTTGAAAATCGGTCTGATGGATGCACTGCAAGGGATGATTGATGATAGATATGATATTTTGTGCATCAGCCTAATTCCTGGTGCAGGGAAAACAACCATCGAGAAATTCTTCAACGCAGCGGTCATTGGTTGGTTTCCGAAAGACTTTAACCTCTTTTATTCTCACAGCGGGGATATTACGAGGATGTACTACGATGGTGTGTACGATATTGTCACGAACATAGACGATTACGCATGGAACGAGATATTTCCTAACCTACACGTTACCAGTACAAACGCAAAGATGGAGCAGTTTAACGTAGGAAAATATAAACCCTTCCCCTCTGTTCAGTGTACATCCGTAGGTAGTAAGAACGCTGGTAAGGTTCGTGCATCGAAATTTCTACTTGTGGATGATATGATAGGCGGTATCGAAGAAGCAATGAACCCTATGATACTTGATAAACTGTGGAATAAATACGCAGTCGATGCGAGACAGAGGAAAATACAGGATTCCGAAGGCAAAAACTGCAAGGAAATACATATTGCTACACGATGGTCTGTGCATGATGTTATCGGGCGTATTCAAAATATGTATGAAGGAAATCCGAGGGTTAAAACCATAGCAGTACCAGATATTGACCCGATTACGCAAGAAAGCAATTTCGATTACGAATTTTCTGGGTTTACAAAAGAATTTTTTGAAGACCAGCAGTTGTTGATGGACGATATTTCGTATCGTTGTCTGTATAAGCAGGAGCCTATTGAGCGTGAGGGATTGGTTTTCCCTGAAGACAAGATACGAAGATACCTAAATCTCCCACATGGCGAACCAGAAATTATTACCGCACAGTGCGACACGAAGGGAAAAGGCACAGACTATTTTGTCCTGCCAATCCTGCAAAAATACGGAGATGACTATTACTGTGTTGACTGCGTATGCGATAATACGGCGGACTATGAAATGCAATATGAAAACGCCGCAAATGCTATTGTCAATAATGGAGTACAGGAGTGCGAATTTGAGCGAAACGCAGGCGGAGACAGGGTTGCTATGGAAGTGAATAAACGTGTAGAGGCTAAGGGTTGGATTTGCAATATTACAGATACGCCTACCGAAACGAACAAAGAGGCAAGGATTTTCCAGTGTTCCAACTGGATATTGCAGCACGTTATTTTCAAGGATGAATCCATGTATTCCCCGAAAGAGCCTTACGGAGTAATGATGTCACTTTTGAAACGATATTCTGTAAGTAGCAAGAAACAGTTTGATGACGTTCCAGACGTTTTTTCAAACTTTGCGGTAAGAATCACAAAGGGAAATAGGATTGCGAAGGTAGAGGCAACCATAAATCCGTTTAGAGGGGGCGTATATTATTGACAAAGGAAATTCTAAAGCAATACACAGACCTTCAACAAGAATGTGCCGAGGTAAGAGAAAAGATATCGATTCTTGAGCTGCAGATTATAAAAATTGAGCAGGAAGGAACCGTTCTTGATAAAGTATCTGGCGGTGTTGGCGGATTGGAAACATTTGTCATTGAGGGCTTCCCCTATCCAGAATATAACAGAAAAAAAGCGTTGCTTTATTCAAGGAAAGCGACATTATGCGAACTTGAATTAGAGTTGTTGGAAACGATAAACAAAGTTGAAGCGTTTATAGCGGATATAAACGATAGCCACATGAGGCGAATTATCCGTCTTAGATTTATTGATGGTCTTTCTTGGGCTGATGTTGCAAGAAGGGTTGGAGGCAATACTGAGGATAGTGTAAAGAAAATGTTTTATCGTTTTCTCGAAAATTAGAAAGTTGTCCTAAATGTCCCGAAAAAGTGTGGTATATTTAGAATAAAGAAATATGCAAGCAGACGAACACCGATTCTTGTCGGTGTTTTTTGTTTTGTTTTTTATCGGGAGGTGCCGCATGAGTAATAGAATGACACTCCAAGAGATTGTTCGTGGGAATTACGGCAGAAAAATTGCATACACAAACGTGGAGAAAATAACGCCAGAAAATATCGTTTCTGTAATCGGAAAGTGTATCGGAGTTTTCAATTTCAATAAAACCGTTATCGAATACCTTTGGAATTACTACAAGGGAGACCAGTCGATACGTTATCGAAAAAAGGTTGTTAGAGACGATATCGTGAATAAGGTTGTTGAAAACCACGCATATGAAATCGTACAGTTCAAGGTCGGGCAAACATACGGTGAGCCTGTGCAATTTGTTAGCCGCAAGGATGATGAGCGGATAAACAAAGCTGTAGACATTCTGAATGATTACATGGTGGATGTTGATAAACAGTCAAAGGATATTAAGTCTGGAGAATGGCAGTCCGCAACAGGTACATCGTTTAAAGCGGTTCAATTTTCAGATGGCGATATTAAATTTCGTATTGTATCCCCTACTCCGCTGAACACATTTGTGATTTATAACGCAAACACAGAAGAACCGATTTTGGCGGTGCAGGAATCGAAGGATAGGAACGGAAAACTGTATAAGAGGTGCTTTACGGAGACACATTCCTGTGAAGTACATGATTCTTCCGTTACAGATTGGAGACTTCATGCTTTTGGCGGTATACCGATTGTGGAATACCCTAATAACCATGAGCGGTTATCTGATATTGAACTTGTCATTGACATTCTGGATTCCATTAATAATATGCAGTCAAACCGCATGGATTCCATTGAACAGTTTGTGCAATCGTGGATAAAATTTGTAAACTGCGATATCGATTCGGAAGAATTTGGGAAAATGAAAATGCAGGGTGCGTTGGTTGTTAAATCAAATAACGGCGAAAACAAAGCTGATGTCGATATCATGACACAGGAGTTGAACCAGACGGAATCACAGGTTGCAAAGGATGACCTATGGGACAATGCTCTTTCCATCCTTGCAATACCGAATAAAAACAACAACAACTCTGGTGGAGATACGCAAGGGGCGGTGCAACTTCGTAACGGTTGGGATTTCTCAAAGACGAGAGCAAAGCTGAAAGACCCCATTGTAAAAGCGGCGGAGAAACGCCTTGCAAAAATCGTGCTAAATATCATTCGTATTAAGCATGAGGATTTAGGCATTACTACAAGGGATTTTGATGTGCAGATAAATCATAGTCCGCAGGACAATATGTACACAAAATCGCAGACACTCTATCAGCTTTTGCAGGCAGGAATACACCCTCTTATCGCAGTTAAGACTGTTGGATTATGGGGAGATTCCGAAAAAACCTTCCTTCTTTCAAAGCCTTATATGGATGCTTTGTGGCAGACAGCGGAAGAAAAGGAAGAACAGGAACGAAAGGCGGCGGAGATTGCAAAACAGTCTCAAACGGTTGCAGAAGAATAAAAAAGAGGTGGTTTCATGTCAAGAGTCCCGAATGACGAATTTCATACAGAGAAAATTGTATATGAAACCTATTTCGGAGAAATGGAAATATCCGACGAAGAAAAGAAAGAGCGGCTTGAGTTAGCGAAAGAACTTGAGCCGATTTTTATTTCTTTTTTTTATGCTTTTTTGGAACAAGGAGAAAGCGAAGGAGATTTCATTCAAGGTATTTCGGCAGAATACGAAAAGGCGGCGTTGAAGTTTCTAAAGGTCAGAGAACCACCAGCATACATAAAAGAATACTCGGAGAAAATCACAGAAGATATTATCCGAACAACGATTGAAAATAAGGATACGCCCTACTTTACATCTGTTGAGCGTGCCATGAATATTGCGGCAAATGAAGCGAATACCATTGGCAACTACCGAGAATACACCAGAATGGTTAAGCAAGGTTATAAATACAAAACATGGATAACCATGAATGATGATAAGGTGCGGCATACGCACGCAGAAGCAAACGGATATAAAGTCGGGATATTCGATTCTTTTCAAATAGGTGCATCTGAAATGTCCTTCCCTCGTGACTACTCTTTAGGGGCCAGTGCGGAAGAAATTGTAAATTGCAGATGTAGTCTGAAATACACGAAAACTTAAACAGTCCTTAGGGGCTGTTTTTTGTTTATAAAAATTAAGCAGCTATGCGGTAAATAGCAAACTCAGCAGGTGCGACCTGCGGTAACAAAAGCGTGAGTAAAAGAACAGGAGGTAATAACCATGAAACGAGAAGATGTGCTGAAACTTTTCCCAGAGGCAACTGATGAGCAGATTACCAATTTGCTGAATCAAAGTAACAAGGAAGTGTTGAACGAAAAAAACAAAATCGCACAGTACAAAGAAAAAGCCGATAAGGCAGACGAATTACAGGCAAAGATTGACGAATTGGAATCAAACGGTTTGTCTGAAACTGAAAAAGCCAATAAAGCGTTGGAAACAGCAAATGCAAGAATCGCAGAACTTGAGAAGGCACAGACATTGGCTACGCAGAGAAGCACTGCGGCTGCGAAATTCAAAGTAACTGCTGAACAGGCGGCGCAGATTGTAAAAGATGACGGCTCTTTCGATTATGACGTTCTCGGACAGATTATCTCTGATAAAGAAACGGCTGCTGCCAAAGCGAAAGAGAATGAGATTGCAAACAATTCCCCTAACCCTAACGGAAGTAATGGTGGCGGCGAAACGCAGACGGAGGCTGAAAAAATTGCAAAAGACATCGGCAGTAAATGGTCTGATGCAAATAAAACGGCAGAATCTGTTTTAAAAGACTATATGTAAGGAGGCTGAATAAACTATGAAATTCAATAAAAAAAGCGTGGTTATGCAAAAGGAAATTCTGAAAAGAAGGCTTGGTGGAGAATTGTTCGTTCCTATAAAACTGGATGCATCGGCTTTTACAGAAGGCGTTTGTAAGGCTGGGAATCCTATTTCCGCAGAGGGGAAAAAGGTAAATGGTGGAAGCGGTGATTCGGCGGCAGTCGGTATTCTGCTTTATGACGTGTATGATTCTAACACTAACGGAACTATCATCAAGGCATTTGCTTGTGTAAACGAAGCAAATGCGAATGCGAACGCAGGAATTACGATTGCGGAGGCGGTAAAGACGGCACTGCCACTGATTGTATTTGAATAAGGAGGTGTAAAGTAATGAACATTAGAGATGTATACAACGCAAAGGCGATTGCCCTTGTGCAGACAGAAGTAGCAAGCAATAGAATCTCTTATCTGGGCGAAGGTTTGTTTCCTGCGAAAAAGAAAATGGGCCTTGACCTGAAATGGATTAAAACATCTAAAGGACTGCCTGTTTCCTTGGCTCCTTCCAATTTTGATGCAAACTCTACAATCAGAAGTAGAGAAGGCTTCATTGTTAAAGAAACTGAAATGCCGTTCTTCCGTGAATCTATGCTTATAAAGGAATCAGACGAGCAGGAAATCATGCGTGTGCAGGATTCTTCCGACCCTTACGCAGCGGATGTTTTGAGCAAAATCTTTGACGATGCAAACACTCTGATTGAAGGTGCGAGGGTTGTGCCCGAGAGAATGATTATGCAGTTGCTCTCCCCTGCTGATGGGTCTCCTAAGATTTCTATTGAGGCAAACGGCGTTGCGCATGCATTCAATTATGACCCAGACGGAGAGTACAAGAAAACAAACTTTGCGGAGCTGACTGAAACAACTGACAAGTGGTCTGATACAGAAAACTCTGACCCCCTCGACGATGTTTCCGTGGGAATGGATTCTGTTGAAGCAAAAACAGGCGAAAGACCTTCTATCTTGATTGTTTCCAGAAAGACCATGGACTATCTGAAACAGAACAAGAAAATCAAATCCGCAATTTTGGCACAGAATGTAACGGCAAATATCTTTATGAACGATAACAGAGTGAAGGAAATTTTCTCTGCTGAACTGGGCGTAAATATTATCGTTTACTCCAAACAGTACAAAAACGAAGCCGGCACCGCTGCTAAATTCTATCCGGATGGTTTTGCAACATTGATTCCTAACGGCGCACTGGGTAACACATGGTACGGAACAACACCAGAAGAACGTACACTGATGGGAGGTAAGGAAGCGGATGTATCCATTGTAAATACAGGCGTTGCGGTTTCTGTTATAGTGACAAGCGACCCTGTTCATACAAAGACAACTGCATCCGAAATTGTACTGCCCTCTTATGAGAGAATGGATAGCGTTTTCGTTATCAAGTGCTATTGATAAGGAGGAGAACGCCATGAAGTACGGACACATAGTAAAACACAAGGGTGTATGGTATGCCGCAGGAGAAGAAGTGCCTGATACTAACGAGAAAGCGGAAGGAAAGAAATATTCCAAAAGCGAAATCGCTCGTATGCCAGTCAATGAGCTGCGGCAGTTGGCGTTGAACACAGGTGTTGATGGAGCAGAAGAAATGAACGGCACAGAACTGAAACATTATCTCTTGTCCGTATTCGGACTGTAAAGGAGTGATTACTTATGGCTGATTACAGCATTTTAGAGCAAGTAAAAATCAGACTGCGGCAGTTTCATGTTGACGAGGACGATACTGTGGTATTCGACCGAAAGGAAGAAAACCCACTCTTAAATCAACTGATAGAGCAGGCAAAAAAAGAGATTGCCATAAAGCGTATGTATCCAGATACATACTCGGAGGATGATATTGCGGAGGATTTGAAAAGGTTTGAGAACAATATCGTTGACTTGGCAGTATATGACCGCTCACAGGCAGGAGAAGCATATATGGCAAGCTATTCTGAAAACGGAGTGAGCCGTTCTTGGAAGAATAGAGAGGATTTGTTCTTTGGCGTATACCCTTTTGTAAAGGTTCTGTAAAGTGGTTAAAGCAAACCAGCTTTAGTCGTTTTTAGTGCGTTGCCGTTTCAAAATGTTAAGTATACTTTCAATAATTCTATAGAATTATGAAAGTTTGAGCGAAAATAAATGAAATTTCATTAAATTTTCTACTTAATTTCAATTAAATTCGATAGATTTTAATTTATTGGAAAACGGCAGCAGGGGCGCATCGTATCAAGTGGCGGTGGGCTGATGCGCAATTATTAAGCAGAAAGGCGGTACAGAAATGCAAGTCGAAATAGCATACCTCATAAGCATAGTCTCTTTGGCATTTTCCGTCTTTTTCGGGTTGAAAAGTAGCAAGCATACAGACACAAAGGATATTGAGGAACGTGTGAAGGATAACACCAGAATCAATATGAAACTGGATGCTATCGCAGGAACAACACAGGAAATAAAGTCGGAGATCTCAACGATGAGGGAAGAAATCAATAAGCACAATGACAAGATTATCAAGTTGGAGCAGAGCCTTAAATCTGCACATCATAGGCTTGATACTCTTGAGGAACGAATGAATCATGAGTAGGTGGTTTCAAATGCTCGATATTAACAGACAAAAGATGTTCTATGCAAAGCAAATCGGTCAAGTCCCTGTCTATGATACGGACGAGGATGGCAATTTGAAATACATCACTGTGGACGGAAACAAAGTGCCGATAGAAACAGGGGAATACACAATGGGATACGATGCACCAGTTCCATTCTATGCTTCAATCAGTAACAAATTGAGCGAATCTCTTATTAAGGAGTTTGGCGTTGATAATTCAACAAATTTCGTTCAGATTGTCGATGACAAGGGAAAACTTCCTTTGTCTGTCGGAGATTTGGTGTGGAAGAAATCAGCAGTGCAGTATAAAGCGGCAATGGTCGATAAGACAAGCTGCGATTACATTGTCAAGGGCGTTGCGGATGAAGGTCTGACGGTTGATTTGTTTCTTTTGCAAAAGAATGTAAAGTAGGTGCAGTATGGAAAATAAAACTGTAAATGTTCTTGGAGAGAAGTATTCAATTATGTTTGTGGATGAATATCCGGAACGGTTTTCGGATTTTGAGGAATCGGCGGATGCCTTGTGCAATTTCTATGACAAAGTGATTTATGTATTAAATCCAAAAGAAAAACACCTAACGGAAGATGGGAAAATCAACTTAAATAAAAGGAAACTTAGGCATGAGATAGTCCATGCCTTTCTTTTTGAAAGTGGTTTATCTTCCAATACACACGGGATTTATGGCGCATGGGCTGAGAACGAGGAAATGGTTGACTGGATTGCAATACAATCGCCAAAAATATTTAAAGTATTCCGAGAACTTGAAATTTTGTAGGTGGTTCTATGCCTAAGAAAATATCAATCAACATCATGTCCAATAAGTCCATCCAGAACGCCGTAAAAGAGGTTGAGAACTACGCATATAGTTTAACCGATAAATGTAACGAGTTTGCGAAAAAACTCGCTCAAATCGGCGCACAGACTGCCAAAATGAAGGTTGCTCAATACGATGCTGTTTATACAGGAGAACTTCTTAGCAGTATCAATTATGAGCAAGGGGCGGTTATTAAAAAAGGTGCAACGTGGATTGTGTACACTGGATGCGTTTGGGCAAAGTTTATTGAATTCGGTACAGCCGTTGTCGGGAAGGAAAATCCGCATCCCGATATTGGCATTGTTGGTTGGAAGTATGACGTAAATAATCATGGAGAAAAAGGATGGTTTTACTTTCGTGACGGCGAATGGCACTGGACAAAGGGTATGCCCTCTCGCCCATTTATGTATGAAACTTCCATAGAATTAGCAGAAAAGATTGCGGAAGTTGCAAAGGAGGTGTTTGGTTGAGTGATAATTCATGGGCTTATGACCTTGGAACGGTTGTGTTTTCAATCGTAAAGGCGAAAGCCAAGCCAAAATTGGAATCGAAATATCCGACCATATACTTCACAAGCAACGGAAAGAAATTAAGTGATGCCATCTTCCCTACCGTCTATATTCATCGTATGGCGGCGGCGGAACGTGGAGCAGACCTTGAGGGACTTTCCATAAACGCAACCTTGGAAACCTTCCAAGTTGATGTATTTACAAACACAAGCCAATCGGATGTAGGCAGAATAATGTCTGTTGTAGCAGACGTATTCAAAGAAATGCGGTTCAAGGTTATTGCCCTTCCAGAATTTAATGAGGGGGATACATACAGAAGTACCGCAAGATTCCAAAGGACAATAGGAGCAAATGACAGTTTAACGTGATAAAGCCATTTAGGGCTTTATTTTTTTATGCAAAAAAGGAGGAATGAAATATGGCAACAGGTTTGAAATCCAGAATTATTTATAGAGAAAAAACATCAAGTCAAACAGAAGGTTCTTATTGGGCAGGAACTTATAAACTTTTGTTGAGGGCGAAAGCCATTCCAAGCCCATTTGGTTCTCAGAACATGGTGGATACATCTACACTGGAAGACCTTGTAGAAACACAGGAAATGGGAAGGCGTGCGGCTGGCTCAATGGAGATTTCTGGCGCATTTGAAAAGAAATACAAGGATGACATGGTTTCAAACGAGGGAAAGGAACTGGATTTTTGTATCTTATATGGGACAGATGGCAAGGGTTCAGAAGGAATCTGCGCTTTTATTGGTCAGGAATCTTTCGCTCCTGATGAAGCAACAGATGACCATTTGACAGGAACTGCAACCGTAGCTGTGAAAACAGTTCCTAAGTGGATTGAGAATGATTATGATGTTGCGGTAACAGAGGATGAGAATGGATATCCGACTACAATTACACTGTCAAAAAAATCTTAAGTCAGTCATTGAATATGGAATCGGCTAATATGGCTGACTATGATAAGTCCATAGCCGAAATACAGTAAATTAAGTAGAGAAAAGGAGATATGCAAATGAAAAACTTTACCATTAACAGAAAAGTGTATAAGGCAAAAGAATTTGATTTTAACCTTGTTTGTGACTTGGAGGACGAGGGTATTTCTCTTGAGGTCATGCAGGATAAACCTATGTCTATGATGAGAGCTTATTTCGGCATCTGCGCTGGAATTGGAAAAAATGAAGCTGGGGAAGAAATGCAGAAACACATTGTTTCTGGAGGAAGTTTTGAAGAAATGGCAGAAGCTATGTCTGACGCTATGGAGCAGTCTGATTTTTTTCGGGCTGCCAACAAGACAGCGGAAGCGGAAACTGCGGAAAATCAGAGCGAAGCGGAATAAGAAAAAAATACAAATCGTTTCGTGAGTTGTTGATTGCTGAATGGTTCCCACAGGCATACTCTATCGGGGTTTCGTGGGATGAATTTTGGAGAATGAACCCGAGAATATTGTCTGCGATTGCAGAGGGGTACAACCAACGTGTCAGAAATGCAGATTACATGAATTGGATAAACGGTCAGTATATGCTTTCTGCTGTAATTGTCGGTGTAGAGAAAAATTTGGCAGGAAATAAGGCGAAAAATGAGTATATCAAAGAACCCATCCTTTCTGTTAGCGAAGAAAAACGGAATACTGAATCAAATGAAGAGATTGCGGTTTTTGAAATGAAAAAAAGGATAATGGCACTTCGTGAATCTGGTTTGCCAGAAAGTCCGAAATAGTATTTAGGTGGTAATGGTTAAGTCTATTACCACCTATTTAACGCTATGGGAAGGTGGTGGAAATGGACAATGAGTGAAATAGATAAACTTGAGATAAAGATTGTTGCGGATGCCGCCGATGCGGAAAAGTCTGTCAAAAAGTTGAGCAAAACTATTGAGGGTATCGGGAAAACAGGAGATTCCACAAAACAGATTCGTGAAATTAAATCTGTTTTGGAGAGCATTAAAACACCAGAAATAGAGATTAACGGCATAAAAGAATTTGCGAAACAAGCAAGAATCATAGCGCATAACTTTTCAAAAGCCGCAAGAAGTGCAAAGGAAATCGGCGCTTCGTTAAAAGGCGTGAATCTCGGACAACTCACAAAAAAGACGAAAAAAGAATCTGCACCTGTTGAAGATTATAGCCATTTGAAGGACATCCCTGTTTTCGATATGGGCAAGCAGATTAACGGTGAGCCGATACAGGATGCCGCAAAATCCATGTCTGATTTAACGAGCGAAACAAGCAGAGCTGTTTCCGTTGCAGGACAGCTTGCCGCCGCAATGGAACGCGTTTCTGAAAACGCCGCAAAAACAGACAGATTTTCCGGAATAGAAAAAGAGATTTCAAAAAATCTTGGGATGACGGGCGTTCTGGATATTGATAATGGGAAATTCGCTGAAACCATAGAGGAATCAAAAAGCCTTATCAATGGATTTAGAGTTGACTTAGAAAAACTCGGACTTAGCGAAATCAAATTTCCGGAAATCGAAAAGGCAGAACGAGAATTTAAAAATATGGAAAATACGGTTAGAGTTCTGACCGAAACCATAGAAGAATTGAAATCGTCTGGTGCAAATGCAAAACAGTTAAAGCCGCTTGAAAAGCAGTTGGAGAGAATAAGCCAAAAATCAAAAATAGCAAATCTTAATCTGAAAGATACTATTGCACTTGCGCGCTCTAAAATACCAAGTATTCAAGAGGGGTTGCAGGAAAAACAGAGCAAAAAAACGCAACAAGTAAGCCAGAGGAAACGCTCAAATAAATCTCGTGGTCGTTCATCTGGTGGGCTTTTTGGTCGCTCTGGCGGTCGCAATAGTTTTTCTTTGCCAAAAATGGTTGGTATGTCTGTGCTGTACTCCACTGTATTTCAGCTGATTGGTACCATACAGTCTGCATTTGCAGAGGGTATACAAAGTTTAGCGCAGTACAGCCAATCGGTAAACGCCAACATTTCCTCTATGATGTCCGCTTTAATGCAGTTGAGAAACGCATTTGCGGCGGCATTTGAGCCTATTCTTTCTGTTGTCGCACCCTACCTTGCTACTTTCATTAGTTGGCTTGCGAAGGCAATCAATATGTTGGGGCAATTCATTGCGGCACTTACGGGCAAAGGGTATGCGGTACAGGCTAAAAAAGTGCAGATGGACTACGCGAAAAGTCTGCAAAAAACGGCGGGCGGCGCAGGAAAAGCGGCTAAAGCGTTGAAGGAAATGCAGGACTATACACTCGGATTTGATGAATTGCACATCATAGACACCAAGCAGAACGATAGCGGCGGTGCTGGTGGCGGTGGTGCTGGCGGTGCAGGAGACCTTCTCCCCACCGATATGTTTGAAACTGTTGAGATTGATTCCAAGATAAAGGGTCTTGCTGACAGAATAAAAGAAGCGTTTAAAACGGGGGACTTTTACAGTCTTGGTGCTGATTTGGGGAAAAAATTACAAGATGCGCTCGGCAGTATCGACTGGGATGCAATATATGAAAAGGCAGACAAATTCGGCACAGGATTGGCAAGTTTTTTAAACGGCTTAATATCGCCAGACACTTTTTCTGCTTTAGGAGCAACAATAGCAGGAGCTTTGAATACTGCATTGCATTTCCTTGATTCATTCGGTACTGAGTTTAAATGGGATAATTTCGGGTTATCCATAGCAGAAGGACTTAACACATTTTTCTCTACTTTCGATTTTGTCCTTGCCGCAGATACGGCTAATAAATGGATAAACGGTATTTTAACCACATTGATAAAAGCCGTACAGGGTACAGATTGGGCAATGATAGGAGAAAAAATAGGGGAATTTATAAAAGGGATTGACTTTATCGATATTCTGTCCAATATCGGAACACTGATATTTGAAGCAATAATGGCGGCGATTAAAGCGTGGAATGGTTTTTTTGATGTTGCACCGATAGAAGCAACTATCATAGCCGCTGTTGCGTTATTGAAATTTACTGGTCTGGGTGCTTCAATAGCCAAAGCAATCGCAGCACAGATAGCAGGCTCGGAGATTGTTACTGGTATAGGAACTGCTATTGCTGGTCTTGGACCGAAGATTGCAGGATTTATATTAAGTCCTTGGACGCTTGCCATAGGGGCGGCTATATTAGCCGTTTTTATGACTATAAAGCATTGGGATGAGATAAAAGAGTTTCTTGCGAAGTTGTGGGATGGTATTAAGAAAACAGTAGTCGAAGTATGGGACTCTATTAAAAATTTCTTCAAAACAACATGGGATGAGATTGTAAGCTACTACCCAGAGAAATGGAATGAATTAAAGACGGCAACCTCTGAATTGTGGGAAGCCGTCAAAACAACTATTTCTGAAAAATGGACTGCAATTAAGAATTTCTTCACGGAAACAATACCGCAGATTATAAGTGATATTGTTGGTTGGTTCTCTGAATTGCCATCTAAAATTGGTACTGCAATTTCAACTTTAATATCCTCTATCTTCCCTACATGGGGAAATGATATCTCAACTTGGATTTCATCTTCGATACCAGAAAAAATCAAAATGATTATCGACCTGTTTAAAGGAATACCACAGGGCGTATACAATGCCGTAACATCCATGGGTCGGAAGATTGAAGAAATCGGCAAGTGGATGTGGAAGGGCATTAAAAAAGGTTTGCTTTCTTTAGTGCCTTCTGGCGTGAAGGAAGTTGTAAGTGGAATACTTAGCGGTACAAAGAGCGCGGCGGAAATTCACTCTCCTTCTAAACTGTTTAAGCGAGAGGTCGGTGCTTATCTGGGCGCAGGTATCGTTGAAGGTATGGAAGAATCCGTCAAAGGTGCAGGCAGTGTTATTGATGAAATCGTAGACAAAGTATCTGGCGGTGGTAGCCTTGCACCTGTTGTATCGGTTGAAGCACCAGACATTTCACAGTGGAACGAAGCATGGGACATTACTCGTGCAAAATTTAGCGAAACGAAAGCCGCTATCACATCTGAAATGCAGAACTTCTACACACAGATAAACGCTATGTCGCTGGTTTTCGGGAACACGTTCAAGACAAGCATGAGCGAATACCTCAACAAGACCTATGATGGCATTTACAACACGTTTGATGCTATCAGACAGACCTTGCAGCAAGTTTCTGACGAGGTTACAAGGATGCTGAACCAGATGGTTTCTGACGCAAACTCTCTGGCAGGATTGACTGGTAAGAAATACAGTCATGTTGGCGGCTACACCATGCAACAAGCACAGCGTTTCAATATAGAAATGTTTGCGAATGGCGGTTTTCCTCGGTCTGGCGAACTGTTTATTGCAAGAGAGGCAGGACCGGAACTGGTCGGAAGTATTGGCGGCAAAACAGCCGTTGGCGGCAATGACCAGATAGAACGTGCAATTTTTAATGCTGTTTTAACGGCTATGTCACAGGCAATGGCGAACGGTAGCAGTCAGCCAATCGAACTGAACCAGAAGATTGAACTAGATGGAGACGTTATTTATAACAATCAGCAGAAAGTATCCGCAAGACGAGGGATAAACTTTGGTCTTGGTGCATTTCAAAGGTAGGTGGTTTTTGTGGCAGTAATTAAATATAACGGCACAGAAATTACCTGCCCTTCTGTGCAGGAATACGAAGGTCAGCAGTTAGTTGACAGCGGCAGAAATGCAAACGGCGTTGTGGTAGCTCAAAAGATAAACCGCCGCCAAGTGAAATTGACATTGGAGTGGAAGGTTATTTATCCAAAGGAATTGCAGAAGATTTTACAGTTGATTGAAACTTTCATAGGCGAAGTGACCTATTATGACCCGAAGGAAGGGAAATTCATCACAAGGGAAATGTATTGGGGAGATTATTCCGTTTCTACATATTGGGTGTCCGAGAATGGCACACCGAAAATGTTTACAGGTCTGAAAGCCTCGCTTATAGATACAGGGAAGTAAGGCGGTGGTTTTATGTATCCGGTAACAGCAAAATGGAAAGAGGAAACAGAGCAAACGCTCCGCAATCCTTCTTATGTGAGAATTGTATTTGGCGTGACAGACCCAGACGCACCCGGCTTGAGTACACAAACAGATAACGGTCATTTGCCGTACAGTGATGTTGATAGCGTGGATGTCGGCACAACCGCCCCATCCACCTATCAGACGTTGGAACGAAACAGATTTATTCTGGACGGAAAGAACCCTCTGCCGCCGGAGAGCAACCCCATCTATCAGGGATATGCAGGATTGACAATCAGCGGCGATGCAGGGACATATACTGTGCAGCCACTTGTGAAAATTTCATTCGGCGATTATGTGCAATTTCCCGGTCTGACCTTCCAATTTGATGACAGCATGGGTGATTACCCGAATAGTTTTCGGATTCTGGCAAAGAAAGATTCTGTATCTGTATTCGATAAAACCTACTCGCCTGATACTACATATTGGGAAATGGAAGACCAGATTCCGTTATGCAATGAACTGTCCTTCTATTGGCTGAACTCGAATATACCGCACCGCAGGGCGAGATTGCTTTCCTTGACATACGGTCTGGTTAGCCGATTGGGCTCGGATGATATTGCAAGTTGTTCTTCAACGAAGGAGATTGACTTGCTTTCGTCTAAGATTCCAAAGCAGGAATTTGAATTTACGCTGATTGATACGCAAAGAAGATATGACCCAGAAAACCCATCTGGATTATGGGAGTATCTGGAAAGCAGACAGCCTGTCAATTACCAGTACGGCTATGAATTGTTGGACGGCTCTATTGAGTGGATACCTTGGGGCTTGTCCTACTCTACAGGCGATTTTGATGTATCGAAATCTGGCATTGTGGCAGAGGTCAGCGTAAAGTGCGCGGGTCTGGCAGACCACTTGACAATGACCTATGACGAGGGCGTGTATTCGGCGGCGGGAAGAAGTTTGTTCGACCTTGCGACAGATGTTATGAAGTTTGCAGGATTTGAAAATACAATCGAACTGGATAATGCGTTGAAAACAATCTATACACATAACCCCCTTCCATCCTCCAAAGTGAATGAGTGCTTGCAGCTGATAGCAAATGCAGGGCGTTGTATCATGAACCATAGCCGCGGCGGTTATATTCAGATTTTGCGCGAGAATGACAGCGCGACAGGATTTGATATCAACTTTGACAAAATGACGGATACGCCCACCACAACGAAGATACCGCCCCTTCGCAACCTGTCGGTGGAGTATAACTCCATCAAGGTAAACTCGGAGGTAACGGCGGCGGTCAATGCGGCTGAGGTTTCATCCGATGCGGCGCATGAATACACATTCACCCATTCGGCGTATACGAACCAACAGATTGTATTGAGCAGCGGCTTAACAATGGTCGGCACGGCGAAATTCTACGCCTACAAGACCGTAGTAACGCTCAAGGGGACGGGTACTGTCACTATCAACGGGAATAGCCTTACGGAGAATAAAATCGAGTACAGGAAGAAATACAGTGACGTTGGCGAGGATTTGAGCGGCGTTAGCAATGCGCTCATTGACAACCAGACTGACGCTATCGCATACGCAAACTGGGTAGCGGCGGTCACTCTGCGGCGCAACACTTACAGTGCGCCAGACAGAGGATATCCAGAACTGGACGTTGGAGATTCTGTCAACTTCACAAGCAACTTCGCGAATGAAACGCCTGTTACTATGGTTCAGCAGAAATTGACCTACAACGGCGCGATTAAGGGCGAGTGCCAATATATCATTGGGGGTGGTAGTTAATGGCTTGGATAACACCGATTTTTAACCGAACTGTATCCGACACCGTTACGGCGAGAGCGGCTCAGGCGAACGAGGAAAACAATAAGGGCGCACTGAACTATCAGGACTTGAACCGCATTGAGGGCAACCACAAGGAATTGATGCAGTGGCTTGAGAAGGAAGGCTACTACATCCCCAGAACATACAGAAACTACAAGGAGAGTTTCAACGGCACAACCTACACCGATTGGCAGGAAGTCAATATACCTTGGCTTTCGGAAATCAACCGTATTCGAGCGAATTATACCGCTCTGGTGCGGTTGTTTTTGGTTGGATTGGGATTGCCTGTGTTCCCCGAAAGCCTGTATCTGGATTGGCAGGAGGTCAACGATTGGGAACGGGTTGCCGCGGTCGGCAAGGAAATGACAGAAAACATGAAGCAGGAATACATCCCCTGCGGAACGATAAACAGCGGAGGTGAACGGTTGCTATGAAGGATTTTTTAGATAGAATCCCAACACAGGCAGGGCGGAGAAAAATCACTCATGCGGACGGGACAAGTGAGTTTGTAACGGTTGAAATGGCGGACGAACCATCCGTAGAGGGTACGCCATTAAACAGAGAAGCCCTCATGAATGTGCAGGGGTTTTCAAGTGAAGATACTACTATTAGTAAATCTGGTAATGTAACTACAGTTACAATAACGCATGGCGATGGTGGTAAAACTGTTACAATAATTACAAAGAACTCAAGTACACTAACTACTGTAGTATCTAAGTATACTGGACCTTCCGGTAACGTAATCACGAAAACTACTACAATAGATACTAGTAGTTCAGTAACAAGGATTGGAGGTGTTGTATCATGAGTTGGGATGTAGGTTCATGGGTAATTGACACAGTTAATTCAGTATTAAGTACTCTAATTCAAGCACATGGCACGCAGACATTCACATCAGATGGTACGTTTACTGTACCCGATGGCGTGACAAAGATTTTAGTGACTGCCTTTGGTGCAGGTGGTAGTGGATATAATTACAATGGCGGTCAGGGTGGAGACTTTGTAATAAGAAAAGCATTCATGGTTACTCCTAATGATAGTCTTTCAATCACAGTGGGAAAAGGCAATTTAAACAATGACGGTGGAGCAACGGTTATTGGCAATTTAATCACATTGGCAGGGGGGGGCAAAGGCGGAAAAAAAAGAAACCACAAAGGTGCTTTAGGTGGTACTACTGTAAATAGTGTAGAAGTAGCTGCACAAAATACTGTATTTGCCCATGGTGGTTTAAGAGGAACTGATAACACGTCTAGTTCTGGCGGTCCAGGTGGTTCTGGAGGTGGTGCTGGATATGGACGTGGCGGAGATGGTGCAAACGGAAATACTAAATATTACGTAGGGTTTAATGGGGAAAATGGTGGCATAGGAGCCGGGGGCGGAGGCGGAGGATACGGTAGTAGTATGGGCACCCCCGGAATTGGCGGAGACGGCATTGTCATCATCGAATGGTAGAAAGGGGTGGATATAGCATGAAAAATTATGCAATGATTTCAAAAAACAGAGTAATCGGTGTTTTGCTAAATCAAGAAATAGAACCAGAATGGGGACCGACCCCAGACGGAAGCCCTGTGACTGCTATTCCTTGTGACGATACGGTTATGCTCGGCATGATTTATGACCCAGAAACAGGTACGTTTTCGGAATACACACCGCCCGAACCAGAACCAAAACCCTCCCAGCTTGACCGTATTGAGGAGCAGTTAAACGCCCTTGCGGCGGACAGCGTAACGGTAGAAAAATTAGAGGCGGCAATCAGTGAGGGGGTGAACGAAGTATGATGGAAACAATTAAGCACATGGCAAAGTTAGCGGCGCAGGCGGTACAGGAGAAAGCGGACACTATGACAGGAACGGAATTAAACGCTGAGGACAGGTTTATCCCAGATTTCCAGACGGCTTGTGAAAAAGAAAATATGCTGAACCGCCCTGTCGGGTTTGTCTGCAAGAGTACCGCAGGCAGAGTGGTAAAGCTGCTACAGAAATATGACAGCACCATTTACACCGCCGAACCCGAGGAATTGCCTGCACAGTGGGGTTTTGTATGGAGTGATGACCCTGCGAAGGCAAAGCCCTTTATCTCGCTGGCAACCAGCCCCTACGCGAAGGGGGACTGTTGCACGGAGAATGGCGTTTGCTATCGCTCGACCATCGATAACAATACTTGGAAGCCCTCGGAATACCAGCAGGGCTGGGAGAAAGTAGGTTGATCGTATGGCAAGAAAAATGGAAACGAGCAAGAAACTTGTTTACATATCTGATTTTGTAGCAATCTGCCTGAGTGCGGCGGTTATATATGGTACTTTCGTCACAGAGAAAGATATATCTCCGCTTGCACAGGTGGCGGTTGCTTCAATTACAGAGTGCGGCGTTGCAAACGGTTTCTACTATTGGAAATCGAAAAATGAAAACAGGTACAAATATGTTATCAAGTTGATTCGTGAATGGGCTGAAAAATACGGCATTGAAGCCGTTATCCGTATTGCTGATATTGTATTGAAAGAGTGAAAGGAGATGTAGAAAGTGGGTAAGATTACATTCTTAATGGAAAACTGGTATTTGGTGGTTGCGTTGATGGCAGTCACAGGGATGGTCGGTGTATTTATCGGGCGTTTTCTGAAAATGCCGACAGCGGCACAGAGAGAAAAGGTCAAGGAATGGCTACTGTGGGCAGTCACACAGGCAGAAGCGGAATTGGGTAGCGGCACAGGAAAGCTGAAGCTGCGGCAGACCTATGATTTATTCGTGCAGAGATTCCCTGCGGTTGCTATGGCGGTATCATTTGACACCTTCTCTATGTGGGTGGATGAAGCACTGGAGGAAATGCGAAAAATGCTGAAAGAAAACAAGGCGGTCAATGAGATTGTGAAAGGATGATTGCATGGCTAAAAAAATGACAGGAAAAGAATTGGTGTCTTTTTGCCGTTCCAAAATCGGCACACCGTATGTTTACGGCATGAAAGGCTCTGTAATGACCGAAGCCAACTACAACTATCTGAAAAACAAATACGGCAAGATGGTATGGAACAGTGACCGAAAGAAAATAGGCAAGGTTTGCGTAGACTGCTCTGGTCTGATTTCATGGGCGTGTGGCGTAAAACTCGGCAGTACCCAATGGAAAGAACGAGCAAAAAGCGTCAATCCGATATCAACCATCGAAAAAGCACCCATCGGGGCGTTAGTCTGGATGCAGGGGCATATCGGGGTATACACAGGCATGAAGAACGGCTACCCCTACTACATAGCTGCTGACGGTTCGGCTTACGGCGTGCGAGAAGTCCCCCTGCGGTGCAATAAATTCACGCACTGGTTGCTTGTAAATGATGTTTTCGACTACGGAACGGAGGATGAAGAAGTGGTAGAGAAGTGCAAGATTATCATTGATGGAAAGGAACACGAAACAGAACGTATTCTGAAAAACGGAATAAACTACATCAAAATTCGTGACGTGGCGGATGCCACCGGCTACAACATCACAAGCAAGGGGAACATTGCGGTGCTGACGAAAAAATAACCATTGCGTTGACCTCAACAAAATGGTATAATAACAGTACACCCTTTCGTAAAAGCTGCAATCCTAAGCTACACAAAAATCGGGAGTATATCAATTTCGGTATACTCCCTTTTTTTATGCCGTTTTCCGAATTTCCCCGACCATCATATCTACCATATCGAAAACTTCATCCCCATAAGTAGCCACGAAGTCACATAAAAATTCCTCCTGTTCCAATGGGATATGTATGTTATAGGACATACAAACCGCATGGCATAATTCGTGTATAAGCACCTTCCTCTTAAAGCCGCCTACAAGCCGATTAGAAAGGCAAATGCAGTGAGTAGTGTTATCAGTCACGCCAACTGTAAAACTCCCGTCAGAGCGGCGCAGACAGTCAGAGAGCGGCATAACAGAAATAACGCTCCATTTTACACCGTTTATCTCGAATACCATTTCGTTACCACCCCCAATTAAAAAAGATAGGGGGAATACCCCTATCCGTTTTATGTCAGCCGATTTTCTGCAACAGTGTTGTCATTTTGGCTTTCAGCAGGGTGCGTTCTTCTGGTGTCATATCCGAAAGAATCTCTGTCACATCACCAGAAAGTTCTTTCATGTATGCTTCAAGGTCGCGCATCTTTTGCTCTTTATCAGCCTGAGAATTGCCCTTGTGCATTTCCTTGCTTTCTGTGTAATGGCGTTTCGCTTTATCGTAGCCGCTCATCATGGGTTCGGTATAGTACATTCTGCCACCCATACGGTCTAAATCTCTGCCACGCTCTGCGTCGCTCTTGCTATCCCATTCGTGATACATATCGGGTGTCTGGAAGTAGTAAGGCGGTTCTGTATATCCTCTGCGTGTTCCTCTGCCCTTTGGTGCAAATCGACCGTCAGCGTATCTGTAATGGTCGTAGAAACGCCTGTCTCCGTCCTCGTAGTATTCGGATTTCAACCGTCTAAGGATTTCCTTATCTTCTTCTTCGTCCTCTTTCTCTGCCTTCTGCATAGCCTTTGTAATGACAGCTTTGTATTCAGCATCATTTAAGTCTTTAATCATATCGACAACCTGTCCCATTTCGGCGGTATCAACACATTCCAGACCTTTTTCCATTTCGGACCATGCCTTTTCACAAAGACACTCAATCATTTTGTGCATTCTCTCAATGTGCATAAATTATTCACCTCCGCCTGTTGTTGCAGGGGCACTTTCTCCGTTGATAGCAGATAATCTGCTATCTGGCGTACAGCAAGGCTCCCCTATCATTCTGAAAAATCCAGAATTGTTCGTTGTCTCAACTACTGTTTTGTATCTGGTTCTTGTTCTCAAGCCAGATGCCACAACCTGTCTGCAATTACGCTTCATAAGCGGATACTGCACAGCCCCACCGCCAATCGTAATAAAAACAGGAGCATTGATTGTAGTGGTATCGGGGATTTTTTGAGCCACCACAATACAAACTTTTCGGCAGTCTGCATAACTGCCAGCAGGTAAATCTATAATCAGATTTCCGCCTGTAAAATTCACTGACTGCGATATAATGAAATTATCGCAAAGTCGGCATACGTTCTTACAAGCCATAAAATAACACCTCCTAAAAAATTAAGGGTAGACTTCTGCCTACCCTCTTTGTATCAACCACTGCGGGCGAAGTCTGATTTAATATCAGATAGCATTTTAAGTATTTCCTTCTGGTCTTTCATTATCTTATCCAGATAATATCTGTCCTGCCTATGCAATTCATTCAACAGCGTATCATTCGATACCTGTTGGCAAGTCACAAACTGCAAAAACACAGACAGGACAGTAAGCATATCTAAATAAGATAACCCTTTATTTTGGTTGTCTGCCATCAGCAACCACAACCGCAACCGTTACCATATCCAGAATAAGGATAAGGGGCAGGAACGTTATACGCAGGTACAGGCATAGGGTTGATTCTTCTAATCAATTCCGCTGTCTGCGCGTCCTGATTTGCCGCGATATAAGCGTTCTGCGCTGACTGAGAAGCAGCCAGTTCCAGCTTCTGAACCTTATCTCTCAGGTCGGCGTTTTCCTTAGCGCACAGGTAGTCGAGGATTGCTCTTGTTCCTGCGTTCTGGTTGTCGATAATGTCACGGGTATTTGTGTTCATCGTGTTCTGCAATGCACAAGTATCCTGCGCCATATCGTATCTTACCTGAGCGATTGCTTCTCTGTTCTGGCAACAGCAATCGGCAAGCTGTGCCTGCAATGCGTTCTGACCCTGCATCAGTGCAACATTGGTTGTGTTGAACCCCTGCTGTGTCTGGTAGCCAAGATTGCAGATAGCGTTATCTACGCCATGAAAACCGTTCATCAGAGTGGTGTTCTGTGCATAGAACCCATCACACATACCGTTGGAGATACCGTCAAGTTTTCCGATGATAGACTGTGTGTCGAATCCTCTCTGGATATCTGCCTGTGTAGCTGCTGTTGCCACATAGCCGCCACCGTTGCCGACGAATCCGCCGAAACCGTTATTCCCCCAACCGAAAAGCAGAGCAAAAACTACGATTATCCACAGCCATCCGCCATCGCTGAAAGCACCGTCATTGCCATAACCGCCTGTTGCCGGCATTACTGGCATAGTAAAAGGTGTATTGTTTGTAGAGTTGAACATATTAGATTCCTCCTTTTGATTGATTATTTTTATTCATAAAGAGGCACCAAGGTTTTTTGCGCGCAACCTCTAATATGTCTTACATTCCAAACTTATCTTTCATTTGTTTCATTATTTCATCGGGGTTTACCCCTTTCTCTTTGCAGAGGTTTCTTGCCATCTGCTCTACGCCTTTGGCATCCCCTTTCTGCATCATGTCTATGGCATTTTTCGCCATAGGGTTTCCCATCACTTGACTATTGTTCATCATGCTTTGTAAAAACTGTTGCGGATTTCTTATACCGCCAAGGAGTTGAAATAAATTCTTCATTCTGCATCCGCCTTTCTTTTGGTCGATTGTGTACTGGATTTTGAAGCGGTTTTATTTACGGAGAGTTCCAACTGTTCTAATCTCTCCGACAGTTCATCGAATCTATTCATGAAAGCTGCTACCGTACCATCCGACAGTTCAAATTTTAGATTTTCTTGAATCTGAGCCGAATTTTGATGTGCAGTCTCATTTACTGGCTTGAAAGTTACGGTTTTAATCGTTCCGTCAGCGTTCCAAGACTTAGCAAATATTGCACTCATATCCTGCATCGGAAAGAACGCCGCCGAACCATCCATAGGCACATCATTTGCCGTTATCATTTCCACAGACTGCACCACGCGCCCATTTACGCCACGCGGCATCTGCTGTTGAAGCTGATTTACTGGCTGCACCTGTTCTATCTGCGGTAGCTGCATCCGCGTCTGTTGAAAGTATGGATTGTACCCATACTGCGGATATGCTTGCTGGATATTATAGTTCATGCTCTGATAAGGATTTGGTTGCATAGTCGATTCCCTCCTTCTCTAAAACCTCCTGCACCGCCCGAACCATAACGGACTGATAAGTAAGAGGTATCTTCATTACATCTTCACGACTGAAAATTTTCTCTAGGACTTCATCTGAAAACATTTCCATCAACCTCCTTCTACCTATATTTTCGCATAAAAAAAGAGCCAAAAGTGTCATCTTTCGCTCAACTTTCTGTCATATATTTTTTTGTTTTGTATGGGGCTTTTCTACACCAATCTTACACCACTACACCAATTTTACACCAATTTTCTAAAAATTATTCATTTGTTTTGAAAAGTTATTCAATGTTTATCTTTTTTGTATGAATTACTCAAAACCATTGAAAATAAAGTTATTAACAATGTTTTTAAAGTTATAGCAAGATATTTTCATTTTGAATAAAAATTTCAATATCATTTATTCCCAAAATGTATATACTTATTAAAAACATTGATAAAACAAGGTGTTCTATATGTATTTTTTATTTCTACACCAATTTCTACACCAATTTTAAGTTTTTTTCTATTGCTTCGATTTCCTCCAGTTTGGATTCATCCGTTACATGAACATACAAATTCATCGTCATTTCAATTTTGCTATGACCTAGGATTGCTTGCAGCGTTTTAGGGCGCATACCACTTTCTATACATCTCGTAGCGAATGTGTGCCTTAGCAAGTGAATTGAGAACTTTCTCATTCCCAATCTATTGCAAATAGCATATATTCCTTGATTATACGCTGACTTTTGAATTAGATTTCCGTTTTTGTTCAGAAAAATATAATCTGCATACTGGATTGGAATAATTTTGTTTTGAGAATTCTTCTCTTTTTGACTATATAAAATATTGACAGCTTCTCTTGTAAGCGGTATCTCCCGATGCCCGCTTTTTGTCTTTGGTTCTCCGATTACAAACCCTTGTTTCGCGACCTCCGATGCACTTCTCTGTATTTTTATTTTTCGATTTTTAAAATCTACATCAGACCACTTTAACGCAATCAATTCTCCAACCCGAATCCCGGTTTGCAGCACAAACGCATATCCATTATAAAATGATGATTTTTCTGATTCTTTTAAGAAAGTTTTTTGCTCATCAACAGTTAGTGCTTCTCGCGCTTCTGTTTTTTTACCACCAGTTGCTTTCACATTCCTTCTTACAGGATTTCTTTCTATTAAATAATTTTCGACAGCACATTCAAAAACACTCCACATTAAATCTCTATGCACCTTAATGGTAGATGTCTTATGCCCTTCATTCATCATATTTAGTACTTTCTGACAATGAATCGGCTTTACGTCTTTTAATTCCATATTCCCAATAATTGGAGAAATAGAAAAGCTCCACATACTTCTGTAGTTTCTTTCTGTTATAATTCTTATGCTATCTCCCTTTACTTCATTTATCCAGTAGTCAAACCACGCATCGACTGTTGGAGAGTCAGAAAAGAACACATCACCATGTTCATCCTCAAACTGCGCATCTGCCATCCATGCCCTGCACTCCTGCAACTTATGAAAGTATTTCTGTTTTCGTTTTCCAGATTTTGTTGTAAAACGTCCTGTATACATTCCGTCTTTCCGTTGGCTGATACCAACGCCTAATTCTTTACCTCTAAGGTCTTTTCCCATCGTTACACACCCTTTCATTTTGAGAAAAGCCCCATACAGCTTCATACTACCATACGGGGCTAATTTCTGTCTATATCTCAACAGTATTTTCAATAAACTTGTCGAATTCCTTTCGCTTAATGAGCTTTCTGTTCCCGTTTGTAAGAGCAAAAGTGCATTTTGGGTTATTCGCAAGTTTTCTGAGCGTTGCCGTCCCGATATTGCTATAGGCGGATGCTTCGTCAATCGTCATTGTAACTTTCTGCCAAATCGGCACTTCTGGTTTCGACATATCCTCAATCCTTTCTATTTTCTTATAAATCTTCCTCAAAATGCGATTTACCGTAGATGATGATATTTTCATCGTATCTGCTATATAGTCAATGGGTGAACCGTTACTGGATAGTTGAAATACCATCATCTCATCCTCGGTAAAATTGGCGTTCTCTATAATTTTTCGCAATTCTGGCTTTGTCAAATCTCGCAAAGCCAATTAAGAGTACCTCCTTTATGTATTCTCGTTAGACCAAAGCAATTTCTTATTCCCTTTCTTGTCGGTCTGGAAAATGGTATCCTCCGTCATTTCGATTCCAATTTCAGCCTTTACTACTTCCTCAATATCATCAAGACAAAGGTGCTTATCCCCAACATCAGCCCATAACTGTTCAAAAGCAACCAATGCCTTTGCGCACCGCTCCGGACCGAAACCAAATTTATCATGCAGAACCAACAGCATAACCAGTTCCATTTGAGAAGAAAGCCCTCTATCAATGATTTTCTGCATATTTTCAATAGCTTCTGTCTTTGCTTCTTCAATGATTCTTTTTTGCTTCTGATACCGTTTTTTCTTTTCAATCTGATTCAGATTCATCTTTCGCACCACCCTCGTAAACCGCAGAAATAAATTTGTCTACCCTTTTCTGCATTTCTGGCGGCAGATTTTCGTAAAAGTTAATTTCTTTGACTTTGTATCCGCATCTTTCTTTCATTCGCTCCATAGCCTTGATAGCAAGAAATACACCGTTGATAGCTACATGGTATGCAGCCGGCAATCCGCTTTCTTCATCACGCGCGTCATGGTCTCTTTGGTAAGATACTGTGTGCCGCAGCAGAGCGGCTAATAGTCTATCGTCAGAGATATTTCTCCATGATTCAATCCCTTCCATACCGTATTTCTCAACGGCAAATTCGCGTACCCTTGCCAATGGTTCTAAAAGCTCCAACGGCACAAGGTTAAGCTGCGCTTTTCCTTCATCAGATTTTACGATTGGCGTTTTCATAAGTCTTCCTCCGTTCTGGTTTTTATCTGATACTCATTGCCTTTATTTTCTCTAATTCTGCATGAACGGTGTCCATAACAGAATCATCCACTACTCTTTCTTTCTTCTCCCTGCCCTCAATCAGCAGTTTGCTTTTTTCGT